TGAGACCCATAAGGTAAAGATTAATGATTGGGGTTTCCGTGCCATTGGACAATGCTTATCAAAAGAGTTTTTACATCATTTACATTTTTGTCTATCCTATCCACACGGTTTTCCAAGCTTATGTTATTGTCTCTGTAGGTTTTTTCCGATACATAATGCTCTGCAATATATTCGATTAAATTAGACTTGAGCTCTGTAATCTGTGCCGGTGTGACAAATATTTTGTACTGGATTAAAAACATAACCAGTACGAGTATTATTGGTGCGTATTCTATAATCTTATCCATTGTGTTTCCTGCTAGTTGTATTTTTTAAACGCCTGTACAAGGCGGACAAACTTGAGCCTGTGCGCAAATGTCATGTCCGCTTTGTACTGCTGTGCTATATCAATAATTTTTTCTGCAATGTTTGTGGCTTTTTTATAATCTTTTTTGTCTTTAATAATTTCAGTCTCTGATTGGTGCTGCGTTTTTGTTGTTTTCCATTCAAAAAGCCTTGCAAACAAATTGCTTAAAGAAGTGATAAGAGCGGAGTACATTATGCCTCCGCCCCCTTGTTATCTGTATGCTTGTGGTCATCTATTATTACGTTAATCAAACCAATAATACCCAGTGCACACGCAATAATAGCGTCTGCCATCTCGGGTTTTAATACCACACCAAACGCTGCAAGTACGGAAAACAGCCCTTTATACGTAGAGGACTGTCCCAGATATCTTAAGATAGTTTCAAGAATTTTGTTCATAATTCCACCTCTAATCTGCAATGTTAACGTGTATGCTTGTGAAGGGTCTTTGGTATTTGCATTTTACAAACAGTTTTGTGCTTGCAGCATGTGTGTAAGCAAACGGATCTTTGCTTTTTTCAAACCCCTCTTCTTCTTCCGGTGTTGTTCCGTCTGTGATACAAATCTTGTTGTTGCCTATAACTTGTAAGGTATACTGTTTGCCGGCTTCAAATGCAAAGCCTTCGTATTTTTCCGCCATTTTTACTTCGGCATCTACCCATCCTTCGTTGCCGTAAATTTCAATAATTCCCAAATTTGCCATTTTTCCTCCTAGTTAAATCTGCTGTAATCTAATTTGTAATTTTGTAAAATTTCTTCGTTACTTAAACATCTTGTCCAGCGTCTTAGCGTATATAGCTTTGTTGTAGAACCGTAAAATGCTCCGTTAGGCGTTTTGTTGCTTTCTGTAGGAACAACGCTGGATGTTGATGTGTTTCCAAGTCCACAAATTCCGCAATTATATCCGCTTGAAGAAAGTGTCGTATTTTTGCCTGTGACAGGTACTCCTGTTGATATTCCGTTAATAAATAATTCTGCCTCTGGAGGGTTGCCTGTTTTGAATCTAACGGCAGCGTAAAGTCGTTGATTGTAATTTGCTGCCATTTCTTTATTAACATCCAAAGACACTGCACCTGATTCAAATAAATGGAAAGTTAATCTTCTGACGATTGTGTCTTGGTTGTCACCAAACCATATTTCCATATCGCCTGGTACATGCAAAACATATATAATATTGCTAAAAGTATACGGCTTGGCGTTAAACTCAACACACAGTTCTATTGTTTGTTCGGTTGAAGCAAAATTTGGCATAAAGCCAGTACCGCCAAGAGTACACCATTTATCTCCAAAAACAGGTGTCCCATTCATTGATTCTTGCATTCCGGAAGGGACTTTAGAAATATAATCTCCGCCAACAAGGTTTTGCATGCCCTTATAGCTTCTGTCCTGACCTTTTCTTGTATTTATTTCTCCGTCTATCCAATAGCACAATCCTTTAATATTTTGTGGTGATATTGTATCTATGACAGTAGAGCTGCCTGTTTGTGTATTATCAACAGTTGTAATACCCTGTACATTAAAATTAAATGACATTAGTCTAAACCTCCTCGTCGTTATCTTTTTGCTCAAAATCGATGACTATAGCATTAACCTCTTCAATATCAGAGGCGTTTTCTACTGCTTGCAAGAGCTGACCTGTTTTAAACTCTATAAACTGAATACGCTCAAATATCGCTGCACAAAGCGTTTGGAAATCTTGCGCACTAAACAATTGAGGTTTGTAATCATAATCCAGCCATTCCAGAGTGACTACAGGCATGGCATTCAACAACAAAAGCCTGTTGCCGGTTCTGTCTTGTGCTCTGTCATCACAGTCATAATGGGCACCGTTAAAATAAATACCTGCCTTAAAAGCAGCTTCTTTGGCCAAAGTAATCTCCTGGATTTTAGCCTCTTTAGCTTCTTCAAGTTTTTGCTCTTCAGATTTAACAGGACATTTGTCGCTCAAATACCATAAAGAGTCGACTTCAGATTGTTCTACCTCCATTTTTGTCATTCCTTGAGAGGCATAAAATTCTTCGTTAGTGCCTATTCCTACTTCACAGAGCCCGGTTTTGTTATTTACAATTTTTGCATATTTAATCATTATCTGCCTCCTTTACAGGGGAATATAGTTACTGAACCGACCTGATGTGCTGTTATTACATCGCCTCGTGATACAGGTATAACCCATTGTGATGTTGTATAATCAAGGCCATATGAATGTACCACAGTGTTACCGTTTATTTGCAAATAGCCATTTTGCCCCGTTCCTTGGTCACCGATAACGCTAGCTGTTAGCCAGCCGTCATATTCTGCAGTGTACGGAAATGCGGAAATAGTTATACCAGCTGTATAATCAGGCCAAAAAACACTGTTATTACCTATTGCAACTTGCATTATTTCATAAGGCTGCATAGATAATATCTGGTTTTGTGTGTTTATATTGAATGTTGCAAACGGGCACAAGTTTGTATTTGTAAATGTTGTGCTAAGGTCTGCCTTTTTCCAGTAATTTTCATTACTGTCATAGTATCTTGTGTATCCTGTAACACTTGGTTTTGTGTAAGAGGTCTTTATAGAAGCATTGCCCCACCAGCTTATAGAATTGGATGATACCCAGGCCATGCATTTGCTTGCAGTGTTGTTGGATTCTTCATCAGTAATAATATGGATTTGTACATCTTGTGTAACACCTTCGATATTGTTTAAGGTGCCGGTTTCACTTTTGCCGTTTGGCGCAAGATACTTTACTTCTTTATCCAGCCAGTAAGCACTGCCTATAAAACCACAATGGCTGAATATGGCTTTTGGATAATTAAAATATTTCACAGAAGCTGATTCAAATATCACATCTACCTGACAAATAGGAAAACTTGCCATTGCAAATTCCCAGCTAGCACCTGTGTCACCTGAAAATTTAATGAGATTGTTTGCTGTATCATACCAGTACATGTCTTGTGCGTTTGTAGGAGCAGTCTCTCCTGCAAACATTTGCGATACACAAACCCCGCCAATGCTGTGAGCTGTGCTTGCATCATTGCTGTACCATACAATAGGCATAAAATCTTTTAAATTGCCGGTTATAGCATCTGTATTTGTAAATACAACATCACTCTCTAATGTCTTGTGTTCAAACTTTTTATTGCCTTCATCGTCAAGACCTGCCGGAATAATAAGTGTGCTTCCTGATTTTAAAACAAGATAACCGTTTTCATTAATATCTATTTTTATGTTGTTAGGCGCTTCCAAAATACAATTTGTAACCTGTGTTTGGCGAAGTGCATCGGAAGCATTTGCAATGGAACTTAATCCGTCATTGATTTTTGTGTCTACTTCTTGAAGTGCGTCTTCAATCATTTCTTGAGCATCAATCAAAGCGAGATCTGAATTAACAACGACTTCACCAACTTTGTAATAAATCAGCATATTAACAGAAGGTGGTTGTACTGTGTCTGATTTACCGTATAACGAATTTGAGCGGGAAGCATCAAATGCAATTGCGTATGTATCTGAACCGGCTCCGGGAGCTGGAGTCCATCCGTTTCTGTAAAAGGCGCCTGTTGGAGCGACTGCAACATCTCTGGTACCGCCGAATGTACCGGTAATATTAGGAAGACCTGCTTCATTAACCGTATTTACCAGATCTGTATTTGTTGTAAATTGTTGCAATAGTTTTGTTTTAGGTAGATAGAACTGTTGGTTAACAGCATCATAAACATAATAAGGTGCGTGTCCTTTTGTCTCATAAAGTCTGTCTACAGCTTCATATTGTGAAATATCGGCGATTCTTCTGCCTGTTGGAGATAACATGTAAGTTACATCTCCGTCCGTACATTCTACCCCGTTGGAATATTCTTCTTTAATGACATTAACCGCATCAGGATATGTCATTGTAACAACACCGCCTTGAATTACCCATCCAAGAGCTTCATCACCTGACAAAACATGGTCAGTGATTTTTGTGTCAAAAAGACTGAATCCTCCACCGCTTGTGCGGTGGTTGTACTTCAAATGCATTAAGCAATCGTTTAATACATCCGTATCGCATTGAGAAACGCCTGAAACGGTAGGGTTATCCGTCCAGGCATAATTTGAATTTGCCATTTTTCCTCCTTTGGTTGTCCTAATAGCCTTTTGCACGCAAACTTAACTTGCAGGTTGTTAATTCACCCGAGTTTGTATATGCAACTATATAGGCGTAAGTATTTGTTTTTTCTGTAATTACAACATATGCGTCGTTGTTATCATTTACCGTAGCAACAATAGATGGTGGACGTATGAAACTGTATTCAATACGCAGCCCTTCAGAATCTGTGATTTCAAGCTCCATATCAAGATCTTTGTCAGGGACATCAATAGCCACATTCAAATCAGTCAATACAGTTTGTACATTGTTAACTGCCCTTAGTGTTGCTCTGAACTTGCAATAACGGAAAGTAAATTTACCGGTATTTGCAATAATCCAATCCGTGAATGTCTCTCCGTCAGACGAATAAGCCCATTCTATGAGCACATCATTTTGAGTGTCTGCAGAGGTGAATTTGTAATCAAAAGATACAATGCTCTCTAAATCATCACCTATGTCATACACCTGGCTTATGTATACACCCTGATTTGCAAGAGTGTTTGTGCCCCATCTGCCGCCTTGTTGATAATAACCAGACATCGTTGACCACTTTTCTTCAAGCGTATGCCATTTTTCATCAATTTCTTTGAGCTTGATGGTGTTGTGATATACCCTGAGATTTTCGTCTAATGTGCCGGCAATGTCTTCCAGAATGTTAATCTTAACAATTTCATTAAGGCTTGGAACACTGTCCACATTTATTACATCAAGCGTTGCATTCTTAGAATAGTTATAACCGTTAAAGGCTTTAATCCAGAACTTGAAAAGACCGTTTGTAGGTATTTCCATTGTGTATTTGTTTTCGGTAATGCTGCTTTTTATGACAGAAGCAGTTTCCCACGTA